CTGCATTTGCTGCATCTGTAGCATCTGCGCCTCGATCTCCTGGTTGATCGGTGCAAAGTATCTGTCTGAGTTGCGCACGCCAGCCGCGGCCATCATATCCGTCAGAGTGTTTCTGATGTTGGTCAGAGACACCAAACCGTTCATTGGGCCGTATTGTTGGTAAACTTGCGTTTGTAACTGTAGCGCCTGTTGTAGGGCCGCCACGCGCTCATCCTCGCGACCAGTGCCCAGGCCGACGTTGATGTTGATGTCCATGCCTACGTCCCAGACCCGCGGGTCAACCGGGACAAACTGGCCGTTCATGCGCATCATACGCTCCTCGTCCATGTTCTTGTGAGATAGCTTTAACATCAAACGGAAGAGGTCACGCACGCCGTCCGCCAGGTTACGCACCATGACTTCAACTTGACCCGCGGCCGCTTCGACTGACGCCGTGACTGCCGCCTTGGTTGTCGATTGCAGCGCGTCTGGGTTTAGCGCGATATTCTGCGTGACGCCCGTTTTCTGCTCAACCATCTTGTCCATGTAGGTCAGCGCGCTGAGTGTCTGCCCGGCAGTGAACGGCACCGCCAAATCCTGGATTGCCCCGGCCTGACGCATTCTGACTAGGCCGCCGATTTCGGCGTTCATCAGGTCGTCCACGTTTACGGATCCCTCCAGGAAGCCCAGGCGAGGGGAGTTGGTCAACGCTACGTTATCGAGGATCCCACGCAGGATTGCCGTGCTGGCGTCCTGGTCCTCGATGATTAGCTCAGCCAAGCTGGATCCGTAGAAGCTGTGTGGCTCCGGGTCGATCTCCAGCTTAACTAGGGGAATGTCGTCGACTGGCTCAAAATCCAGCAACTCGTATTTCGTGCCGCCGCACAGGAACTTGTGCAACACCGGGACGCCCGATCCGTCAACGTCCATGCGCATGTACGCCTCGGTGACGGTCACGTTTTTCATTGCGGGATCCTGCTCGCTCTCGTCCGCGAAATCCTCGTCGTATCCCTGGCGGGCAAACACCTCAACCTCAGTGATCTCCGAGCCGCTCTCTAGCCCGTCAAGGTTAAGCACGATTTCAGGGTCGAACCCCATCTGGATCAGATCCCCGGCACGCATGTCGGTTCTGTGCGCAATTATATACGCATCGTCCATGGTGCGCGCGTCACGGTTTACGAACAGTTCCTCGGGTGGGACGCTCTCCAGGCAAAGCTCGCCTTTCATTTGTGTGCGCGAAATCTTAACGCTGAACACCGGGGCTTCGATGTCCATGCCCATCGCGTCCATCTCCATGCGCATTTCCATTTCCTGCTCCAGGATCTGCACGTCGGGGTCGCTCGTGAGCAGTGTCAGCTCGTCCTCTGACAGGTCCGTGAACGTGTAAATCTTGGCGGTGGGGTAGCGCTTGTAATAGCTCTTGATGATACCCTGCTTTTTAACCAGGGCGTCGTGTATGGCGTCGCTGAGTACGCGGTAACCGTTTAGGCGCTGGAACTCGTGGTGGATGAAATCGGTGGCCTGCTCGGCCATAGCGACGTCCTCCGGCCCCTTCGGTACGAATTCTACTGGCTTGGTGGTGCTGAGGAACACGCGCATGATGCTAGGCTTCACGGCCCGCACCACGTCACGCACCTTGGTGGCGACTACCTTGCTGCGACCGTCCTCGTATCCGATGTCGACCTCGCCATCCATGTAGCGCTGCGCCTTGATCCTGTCGTCGCTGATCTCGCTTTCCACGAAATCCACGGCGTTTTGGATGGCGTCCTGGACGATGCTTTCAATTTCTTCTCTGCTCTTTGGTTCTAATTCCATCGTCGCTTATCCTTATTGTGGGAACGCCATATCTATGAGGCCGCGTACATTCGGGCTAAATTCTTCACCGCCAGCCTCGGCGGGTATCCGCGTGGTGCCTCGTGGGGTTGTCTCTGCCACGGCGTCAATAATCTTGCCAACGGTCGTGCCGAGCTTGCGCAGGGCGCTGTCGTCTTGCAATGCCTGCCTGACCAGGTCAGCGTTTTCGCTTACGAGTATTGTCGCCACGCGCTCATTCTCTGCGTCGGTCAGCTCACGCCCAAACATACCCACCATAGATCGAGCGATTGACCCGATTGCCCGAGGGTCGCCGCGTGTGACCGCGTCAATGATAGTTTGCGGTGTGACGCCCATGTTTACTAAGCGATCCTCAATCAGCGTCTCCGCGGTGTTTGTGCGGTCAATGACTGCGGATTTCGCTGCGTTACTTTCCTCGGCGATGTCGAGCTTGATCAACACGTCGTCGATTTTATCCTCCGGCACGGCCATGCGGAATAGCGTGTTGTAGGCGTCCTCTGGGTTTGACATGCGCTTAACAAACCCAGCACGCTGGTTGCTTAGCAGACGACCCTGGATTGTTGACAGCATGCCAGAACGGAACGCATCCAGGGTTTGCTGGTCGCCGCTTTCCATGGCCGTTTCCATGAGCTTTTGCAGTTCAAAGATTTTTTCGTCAGCTTTCCCGCTGAACGCCTCACGGCCCATCTTAAATGCGTCGCGCTTATCTCTCGCCAACTTTGCCATGTTGCGAGCGTCAGCCAGCTCCGGGATGTCGTCGTCAATTGCCTGGCGCACTTGCTTGGCGATGACGTCATAGTCGACGCCGACAAAGCCGCCAGTGCCACCCGGCGCCTTGAATTCCGCTGATGTAATAGCGTCCATACCCTTGCGGATTTGCTCAGCCTCTTCGGCTGTTGGGCGCCGCAAAAATTTCAGTTCGTCGCCGTCCATCTCAAATAATGGCTTGAAGTTGGGATCGTTTACGCGTGCTTGAAATTTTTTCATCAGGGCAGGGCGCAACGCCGGGACCGCACGGATGGCCTGGATGATTTCGCCAAACACACGGTCACTAACCTCTGATTTCGGACCTTCTTTAAACGGAGCATACGCAGTGTTCTCCGCGGCCCGCTCAGCTTCCGTAGTTGCCTGACGCTTTGCATACTCCAACTGGCCGTCGCCACCCAGGCTTTCCGACATCGCATCACCAGCACGCTTTCGCGTCTCGCCTGGTCGACGCGTGAGCGCCTCGTTGATGATGTCTCCAGCCTTGCCGCCCTTCGCACGCAGCGCCTTGACTGCGGCCAACAGGGTTTTGTTCTCGGCCATGATGCGGCCTTCCATGATACCTTCAACGATCTCTTCCGGTGTCATTTGCAGCTTATTTGCTAGGCGCTGAATTTCGTTGTTGACGGTGCTTGAACCTCTGCGACCCACCAAGAAACGAGCTTCACGGCCCAATGCCTTAAGCAACTCAGCGCCTTTACCTAGACCCTTGGTGACGGCTGGGTTCATTACTGCGCCTGTCGCCACGCCACCCGGGACGCGTGAAACCCTATTTTTGAAACCACCCTCACCAGTGTTAAAAGCGTATGCGCCGCCCTCTATGGCACCCATCGCAGCCAAACGACCGACAGATGGCGCCATGGACGTACCGCCAGTAAAGGGTGCTGCAACTAAACCTGGTATGAGCGCTCCGCCGATTTCGCGGCCATATGCGCCGACTGGATCAGCCTGGCGGTATAACTCAAGGTTGCTGCGTATGCTATCCAGAACCTCTTGCTGGTCGGCGCCGCCCAACGACCTGACAAACGCCTCGATCTCGTCCGCGCTGCCAAAACTCAAACCCTGCAAAACTGCCCGCAGCTTCGTGCCGACGTCAGCCTCGTAATCGGCTGGAACCTCCTGCGCTGTTGTTGACCCGCCGGAACCGCCTTGAGTAAGTGTGCGAAAGCGTGCACCCGTGTCTTGCGTGGTGTTTTCGTTGCTCATAGCTCGGCCCTTCTGTTCGCTTCGTCAATGATGTACTGGCGCTTTTTAGCTGACAGGTTAGAGCTCCCGCTCATGACCTCCAGATATAGTTGCTCCAGCTCGTCATCTGGTTTCCCGCTGTATGGGTTGGTGACCTCTTTTTGTTTAATGCTGTCGAGGTAATCATTGAAATCTTTGTTTGGATCCGCGTAAACGCGCGCCGCCTCCATCAGGGACTGCCTGTAGCGCTTCATCGCCAGCTCACGACGCTCAATGTATTCAAGCAACTGCGGCTCGTTCAAGCCCAACGGCAAGCCCTGGGTCAAAGCCAAATCCAACTCGCCTTTTGATAGCGCGCCAAACGTAACCGAGCCGACGACATCCAAACCCAAGGCGTTTCTGGCGTTTGTCAGCTCCGCAGCCTCAACGGAAATATCTGGGAAATATTGCGTAAGCAGGCCAGTAATATTTTGTCCGTTATTAATCGCTTCACGTAGCGCCCGCTTAGCTTTCGCGTAATTGCGCAGTGAGCTGTCGACGTTGATAATACTTTTAACGGTACTCTCAACCATGCCAGCTTTCGCGGCCGCACTTTTGGTTTCGAATTCTGTAAGACGCGCCTGCTCAATCTCATCAGCCTGGGCCAACTTGATTGCCTCGGATGCACTTTCTCCTTCAAGCAAATTACCCTGGTTATCGCGCACTTGCTTTGTGCCGTCCTGGAAGACGCTGACCGTCGTCCCGTTTGGATACTGCTTTGTGCTTGCCGCAGTTTTGTTTGCTGCGCCTGTTCTGCCCATCGTTGAGTTGATGTACGCTTTTATCGCTGCCGCTGGACCCTCGCTGTCAACGAGCTGCAACGCCGCCGCTGCCGCGTTGTCACCAGCCGCAGCCTGGCGTTGCAAGTATTCCAGCGTGCCGTTGCGGCCCTGCTTCAACTTCTTACGCTCCTGGATGTCGTTCGCCGCCATCGTCATCAACGGCTGCAATTGCTGGGGGTTGCCCGACAATGACATCAACGCGATTGCGAGCTTGTCAGATTTGTCTGGGTCGGATCCGTCCAGCGCGCCTTTCAACCCTGCAAACGAGCCGCCGACTGCGCCGCCGAGGATGTCAAAC